GCAGCCGCATAACACTTACTTTTTGATTGATAACTAACATCATCAGGTTCAAAAAAATCAATACAAGTTATACCCCTGGGGGCTGATGGGTCTGCAAAGCAGATTACTGCAAAAAGAAAAAAAGTTTTCACTTGACAATCCTATAATTTAATATATTTTTTGTAAAAATTAACATGAAAGAAGAGTATATAGCATATGACAGACATTACAAAGTATAAAAATGTGTCTTTACCGAAAGAAACGTACAATAATATTAGTAAACTTAGAGATTTGATGGTGCCAAACGCCACGATTAGCAGAACACAAGTTATTAATATTTTAGTCAAAGAGAAAGTTAAAAAATTAAATGGCAAAGTCTCGAAGTAGTATAGGCACTGTTGAAACGGTTGAAACTAATAAAAGTCCAGAGAGAATCCTTTGGAAAGCTGTGTTAGCTACAGCAGTTAAAGATGCGTTAAAAACACAAGGTGTAGGTGGTTGGATATCTCCAGCTGATAAAACACTAGCCAGACAATGGTTTTTGTTTCCTAACATTGGGTTTTATCGTGTGTGTGAAATGGCAGGATACGAACCCCATTTTGTTAAAAAGAAAATGATTACAAAAATAAACCAACAAATAGAAAAGGAGAAAGCAAATAATGTATAAGTTAACAGAAGAGCAAAGAAAAAAATTAATAAATTATTTTGCACAAAAACCATACATGGAATCAGCGACTATGATTGCCATGTTAGCTAGTTTAGAAAAAGTAGGTGACAACACTACTGCAAAAAAACTAGCAACAGAACCTACAAAGGAAGGCAGAGAAAAAATAGCAAATCTTGCTATACAAAAAAGAAATAATGCTAACAATGATTTGTCCTGATTGTAATGGTAATGGATATGTTGGAACAAGTAAAAAACCAAATGAACAAAAAGATTGTAAAACTTGTGACAACCAAGGTGAGATTGAGATCAACGAAAAGAATATACTAAAATTTTTTAAAAAGGAGGAAAGATGAAAAAGATAATTATAACCATAACTGCTCTTTTATTTTTAGCAGGATGTGCTAACAAACAAGTTGTATTTGGCAAACGTTGTTTTGACAAATCAACAGGCACACATAGTTGGAGCTATGTTTGGGTGGCTGATCAAGAAGTTATTGATCAAAAACTTTTAAGAAAATGTAAATAATGGCAGCTATTAATTACGAAGTTTTACGCTGGGGCCCTTGTCTTGTTAAGACAAGTATTGATGAAGAGTGGAGGAAACTGTTCTTATCTGAAGCCAAAGCAAGTAAAAAAGATTTTGAGTCTCAACTAGCGGGTATATTAAAAAAGCAAGTTGAGTTTAGAAACTCTAGCCTCTTCGATAAATTTTTTGGTGACATGTTCAAGATGTACGACCACGCACTACAAGATTGGACAGGTGACAAGAATATTATCAAAGGCGGCGGAGAGATTTATAATTTAGAATCACTATGGGCAAACTTTCAAGGACCTGGTGATTTTAATCCACCACACTCTCATGGAGGAGCTTTGTCGTGGGTAATTTATTTACAGATTCCTGATGAGCTTATAACAGAGAATAAGCAATACAAAGGAACAAGTGCTGGACCAGGTGGGATTACATTCACCTATGGTGATGGACCTAGAGACGTCATCACCTATCAGACATTTTTACCTCAAACGGGTGACATGTATATTTTTCCCGCTTGGTTACAGCATTGGGTGTATCCGTTTAAATCTAATTGTGAACGTATATCTGTATCTGGTAACGTAACGAGTAGCATTAGATTTAAGGCAATGTATGATAAAAAAACTAAAGGGATGTCTGGGTGAAAACCTAGCCATCTGTCACTTTCAAAAGGAGGGTTACTATGTTTTCAAAGCATGTCAAAGGAATGGTCCTATCGATCTCATTACCGTGGATCCTAGGAACCTTAACATCGAGTGCTATGATGTTAAAGCAAGGGGCAGACGGAGCGACGGTAGTAAAATCGGTCGTTACCCACGAACTAAAAAAGGAGATGTCAAAATCATCTACCATGAAGCAGGTAAAATAGATGTCCCAAAGAAAAGGAAGAAGCAAGCGGTACAACAAAAGACTAAAAGAAATGGAGAAAGAAAAAAATGAAATACAAAAAAAATATGCTGAAGATCAAAGAAACGAAGGACAAAAAGTTTCAAGGATACTACATTGAGAATGAGAGGATAAAATTACTTTATGGACGAAAAGAACCATTACAGGCCTTTACCCGAGGGACTGTTCATCGAAGAAAGTAGAATCGAGGGACAAGGTTTGTTTACCGATAGGTTTATCCATCGGAACACGGACCTAGGACTTTGTCATATCGAAACTATGAGTTGTCCGCCTATGTTGGTACGAACGCCTCTTGGTGGATTTATTAATCATAGCGATGAACCTAATTGTATGCGAGTGCAAAAAGATAATCGTTGGAATCTAGTTACGATTGCTAACATCTTACCTGGAGAAGAGTTAACGCTTTGTTATACGATGTATAAACCTGATGATGTTAAGCGACCTATCGAGTGGGATAATTATGACGAATGGTTACAGAAAGTTTACAAAGGAAAAAAATGAAGTGTTTTTATTGTAAATCAGAAGTAAGATGGAATAATGATTTTGATACCGAGGATACTTTTCCAGACTCAGATCACAACATAGTGAGTATGTATCAATGTGATAAGTGTGATACTTGGTACGAAGTGTTTCATGATAAGAAGAAAGAAAAAAAATGAAGTGGAATAAAAAATTTAAGTATCCGGCCAGCACCAGGTCCCTGATCCGTGGGTCAAGACACTATGATGTTGGACAAGAGAAGCTACCGAGTGTAACGACTATTTTATCTGCAACCCAGCCAGAGGAAAAACGCAAAGCACTGGCCGATTGGCAGGAACGAGTAGGCAAGGAACAAGCAACACGGACCAAGGATCAAGCGGCTGTTAGAGGGACTGTGATGCATAATATTATTGAAGGGTGGCTCCTGGGTGAGCAACATCTTGATCTAACGAACGTTGGCCAGAATGCTCATGGCATGGCTCAAAAGATTATTGAAGATGGTATCAACTATAAATTAACAGAGATATGGGGTACAGAGGTTACGGTACATTATCCTGGTCTTTATGCAGGTGCAACCGATCTAGTGGGTATCTACGAGGGACATCAGTCTATTGTTGATTTTAAGCAGACTAATAAGCCTAAACGCAGGGAGTGGATAGAAGACTACCTATTACAGCTAGGAGGCTATGCCATGGCCCATAATCACGTTTATGGTACCAATATTACCCAGGGTGTGATACTGATGTGTAGTAAAGATAATTACTTTCAAAAGTTTACTATTAGTGGACAGGAGTTTATTAGTAAACAACATGATTTTTTGAGAAGGGTAGATCAGTACTATGACCAAGCAACAAGGGCCACGGAACTTCAGCCATCGTAGCACAGTTGTGGTATAATCGCGTCTAAAATAAGGCACAAAAGTGGCAAGCCGCATAAATAAAGGGTTTTTTAATCTTTGTGCAGTCTATAGTACTTTTTTTTGGCAAATTAAAATTTTTTTATAAAAAAAAAGATAGAAAATCACTGCACAAACGCACAAAATGCAAAAAACATAGTAAAATCAACACTTATTTAAGCAAATTTTGTGTTTTTTACACTGCACAGAGCTGCACAGAGTGCACAAAGCAAATACCCAACGCGCGCGCATGAATTGGAGTTTTAAAAAAACATGTTTTGGTATAAAAAAGTCCTATGGGAAAAATAAAATCCAAAAGAAAAAAGAAACAACTTGCACCTGTAGGACCAGATAAGTTTCCATATGATAAATATAAAATATGGTGGACTGATCCTTGTGGTGATACCGGTTGGGCTAGTGCAACAGAGTTTGATAAGATGACATACAGTGAGCCATACTCTGAGGCATGGGTGTACAAAAAAGATAAAAAAAGTATTAAAATATTCTCTAGTTATGATAGAGACCCAGATGGGGAAATAACTTTTGGAGATAGAAACTGTTTCCCTATATCTAACGTAAGACATATGGAGAAGATAAATTAATATTATGAAGTTTCCGTGGTTTTTTCTTGCTTATTTAGGTTTGGTTGCAATCTTAACTTATGCTGCTTTTCTTTCACTTCTTTGGTTAGCTCAGTAACTTCAACACCATCTAGTATAGGTGAGTAGTCATCTAATATTTCTTTCATACGTGCTTCTAACTCTTCAGCAGATAAATCTTCTAGTTTACCTGTCCTAATAATTTTTTGTTCTATGTAAAGTCCAGCTGCTTTACCACGTGCAACTTCAGCATTAACAGCAGCAGACCAGGCACCCTTTTCCAGTGCTGCCTGTCTAATCTTTCCTAATTCTGTAATGTGTTTTTCAAATGTAATATCATATTTCTTTTGATACTCTTCTCTAAGTTCACCTATGTATTTTACAACAAGAGGGTAATATTTTGGATTCTGTAATTCATGTGCTCTTTTTCTAGCTGATTCTTTTGCATAACCTGCTCTAACAGCTGCTTCTGTTGCCGTAATTCTGCCTTCATTGGTAACCAACTCATTGGCAAATTTAGTCTGTTGATCTGTAAGTCTTTTAGGAACACCCATACTTGCAATATAACATAGAGTACAGTATATTCAATGTCACTTTAAAAATATGATAAAGGCGAAAGTAGTCCAAATGGCTTTAGAAAAGATGTTGAAGTCACCCATCACACAAGATGCTAGATTTCAAGTAAAAGCAGGTGATAGATATTACGATGTTAAATCTATGAAGCTATTAGAAAATCAGGTCATAGGATGTAGAGAAACACATAGGATAGTAATAGAGGTCTTAGACCAAGAGTTTGCTCCTATGGGTAAAATAGTTAATTCGAAAGGAGAAGTATTGTAATGGAACTAACAACGTCACCTATATTTCAGTCAGCAATTTATAGAACAGAAGCACCACAATATTTAGATTTGCTTAACTTAGTTTGTGATCCATTTATTGTTGAGGCTAAAAAGAAAACTGCACCGCAAATAGTGTCAAGAGAAGCAAAGGCAGGAAAAGATATAGGAGACATTGGATTGTCTTATCACACAGAGAATCTTATGAAACAAGCAGAACTCTATCAGTTTAGAAGATTTATTAAATCTACTAGTGAGAATATTTTAGATGCACAAGGTTATGATTTAAAAGATTATGATCTAAAATTTACAGAGATGTGGTGTCAAGAGTTTGCCAACCAAGGTGGTGGACATCATGATACTCACATACATTGGAACAATCATATATCTGGTTTTTACTTTTTAAAATGTTCAGATAGAACTTCAGCTCCACTCTTTCATGACCCTAGAGCTGGTAAGATGATGACCCAACTACCAGAGAAAGACAGAAACATTGTAACTTTAGCAACAGAAAAAGTGTTGTTACGTCCCAAACCAGGCACTGTTATGTTCTTTAACTCTTATCTTCCACACCAGTTTGCGGTTGATAATGGTGTTGATCCATTTAGATTTATCCATTTTAATCTGCAGGCCATACCGAAGAATGTCCTCTAAAAAATGCCTGGCCCAGAGGCTAAATTATGGAGCTACGTTAAGAAGAATTTTAAGAATATTTCATGGACAAGAATAGAAAACACAACGTCTTTTGGCACTCCAGATCTGTTGGGATACAATAAGAATAATACATTTTTTACATTAGAATTAAAGGTGACAACCAGTGACAGGGTGAGGTTCTCGCCACACCAAATTGCGTTTCACGTGAAACATCCAAAGAACTCGTTCATCCTCGTCCAGGGCCTCGCACCTAGATGCTTGAAACTTTATGAAGGATCAAAGATTCAGGAGCTTGCTGCTTGCGGCTTGGCGCTTGAGGCTTGTTGCTCGGAGCTTGATGCTTGTCGCTTGCGGCTTGATGCTTGCGGCTTGGAGCTTGGCGCTTGAGGCTTGTACCAGGAAACGTCGCGGCCCTCTTTCAGGCACCAGAGATAATGACTTTTTAAAACTTTAGTGTTGTCCATATGCTACGTTCTTGACGTCCTTCGACCAGCAGGCCCTGCAGTCTCTACACTCGTTGTTTTGTTGTGGAGCCGGGCAACTTGCGCCAGTCTTTACGACAGTAGAAGTATTTGGCCATGAAGCAGGCGCTGCCTGGTCAACCATCGGAGCACTGAATCTAATTATTAAATTAGCAGGGCATAGCGGTAGGAAGTGCTTCGTCCATGCTTCACGGGTCGGCATCCAGTGTTTAACATCCGGCGTTAATTTACAAACCGCAAAAATTTTTAATAAATGTTCCTCGCTTTGTATGTCGCCTGAATCATGCCACCTGAACCATTTAGATCTTTTAGAATTAATTAATAGACTCATAGCTCCAACCCAGAGTGGGTTTTTAATAGATTCGAGTCGCTTGTATTGCGCAGCCTGCACAACTTTAAAAACATAGCAGCCCTTAAGTGCATAACATCCGTGGCAGGTGCTGCCCTTAATCTTAACTAATTTAGATCCGGTTTTACACTCTTTAGCTGGTAACCCGTAGGCCCATCCCGGCATCTTAGAGGGCTTACTTAAACCTCCAACCAGAGACCACGCTTCACTTGTTTTCATATTATACCTTTCGGTTTTTTGTTGTATCAAGTTTTAATGCTTCTGTAAATAAATTTGATCTAGTTACAGTCACGCCTGGCGCTTGCTGCTTGTCGCTTGAGGCTTGGCGCTTGTTGCTTATCTCTTCAAAAAACTTCCTGCAACTCTCCAGATAAGCCTTGGGCAGCGTGCCATGGTCATCAGTGAACCATGGCAGCAAATCATTGTGTTTAATTCTTCTACTCACTTCTTGCTCCGGGCTTCTTTGTTGAAGTCATACCAGCCGCTGCTATCAAGAAACTCGACAGCCCTGTCCAGGGCATTCCTGAAATGTTTCGTGCGATATTCAGCCGGGCAGTCTTCATCAGCATGACAGGCTAGCCAGGCCAGCATGTCACAAATTTTATTTTCTTTTTCCGTAAATTTTTTAGTCATAATTTATCCTTTCTAAATCCATCCTACAATATCCTTCACCTGCTGTCAAGCTTGATGCTTGATGCTTGGGGCTTGAGGCTTGCGCCTCAAGCCTTTCCAGTATTTTAGCCAAAGATTTAACTTTGTAACAGGTTTGCTGTATCACCTGACCAGTGAGACTTAAGTTAACAACCGGTTATCCTGCTCACTGATCCCAGGTCCAGCATTATGATACTGAGAAGCGAAGCCGTCAGCATTCCAGACTGAACCTGGTCGAACCGATATCCTAGGATGACCGATTCATTTTTTAATATACACTATTGACAAATACTTGTCAATAGGATAATATAAGATAATTTATGAAAGGAGAATATATGAAACAAGGACAAATATTCTACCATGCAAAAAAGTACGGTAGAACAATTAGAAGGAACTTTACATGGGACGATAAATGTAAAGTTGAAAGCGATCACATCATTTATTTTGATGTAATGGCGAATGATTATAGAAGGGCAAACAAACCAGCAATAATATCCGAGGACGGAAAAGAAACTTTTCATGGATATGTGGAGGAACAAAAATAAATGAACGACGAACAAATAAAAGAAAAGTTACTCATGGACAACGTAATAATAAAGGCAATGGGCGAGGCTTTAGAAAAAATGTTAGCTCAACAGCAAAGATTAAACGCTGAAATAAAACTAATTAATAAAGCCATTTATGCGATTTTTGGTGTTATATTAGTTTTACTAATAACTTTATTATTAGGTAACCTGGGGATAATTACATAAAAAATAAGTTGACAGTGTATCCTATTTAGTATAGGATACACTCAACGAAAGGATAAAATATGTTTAGTGGATATATAGTAGCAACAATAATCTTCTTAATAGGATGTATTATTTTAACGTGTATATGGGGGGCAAATAGTTAATTATGACAAAAAGAATATATAAAAGAACTAATCCATATTCTGGACAATCAGAAATGTTAACAAGTGAAGAGGTTATGTTGCATGATGAAGTTAAAAGAGCAGAAGAGATGGAAGAGTATGAAAAAATGCAAAAAGCTTTAAGTAAATTTAGTAGATTAAATCCTAAAGCATATATGACTTTATTGGACTAATCATGAAACAGGAACCAAAAATAATAGATTATCCAATAATTAAATTTAGTGTGGATGTTCATCGCAGTACTACTCATAGTTGGCCAGAGGGCAAAGATGGTAAAGGCGATAAACTATTTGAAACAGATACAAGTCTTAAAACTTTTGAATTTGAGGAAGACATAGATTTGATAGATGTTTTTAGCACACCCATCAATGACGAGAAACCAGGGATCGTGCAGGACAGAGCCGCTGAAAGAGAATTAGCGGTATTTAAAAAAAGACTTAAGCAATACATCAAAGATAAAACTGACCAAAACAAATTAAAATATTTTAACTGGTCAGATCTTTAATCTCCTTTAACCTCGGCCCTGCGGGCCGAGGGGTCCCAAACGATTTCCAATTTTTGTAGATTTTATTTTTATTATAGGGGGGTACATGCAAAGGGGTCCCACATGTGCTACATATATTGCTGGATTTATACATTTATAGCTGGTAAAATCATTATGAGTTCAAAAGCAAAACCCAAAAAATTTTGCGGAAAATTTTTTCGAATGAAAGTAGATCTAGATAAAATAAAAAAGCTGCCTCCTGACATCAAAAAAGATTTCATGAAGCTCTACCTAAAACATGCAGAAAAGAAAAAGATAGAGAAGATAAATGTGGACTTTCTATCTTTTGTAAAACATGTGTGGCCTGATTTTATTGAGGGTCCTCATCACAAAAAGATTGCAGATAAGTTTAACAAGCTAGCTCAAGGTAAAATTAAAAGACTTATTATAAACATGCCACCAAGGCACACGAAGTCTGAGTTTGCATCCTATCTTCTACCTGCATGGATGATTGGTCAAAAGCCAAACTTAAAAATTATACAAACGACACACACCACAGAACTTGCAGTTAGGTTCGGTCGCAAAGCAAAAACACTAATCGACTCACAAGAATACCAAGAAGTATTTAGAACAAAACTTAGAGAAGACTCACAAGCCGCGGGCAAGTGGGAAACTGCACAAGGTGGTGAATACTATGCGGCAGGTGTTGGCTCAGCAATCACGGGCCGTGGTGCGGATCTCTTGATTATTGATGACCCACACTCGGAACAAGATGCTATGAACATGGGCGCGTTAGAACGAGCTTACGAATGGTACACCTCAGGTCCACGTCAACGTTTACAGCCTGGCGGTGCTATTGTCTTGGTCATGACAAGATGGAATACAAAAGATTTAACGGGTGCCCTGATCCGTGCTCAAGGGGAAGCCAAAGCTGATCAATGGGACGTCATAGAGTTTCCTGCCATCATGCCATCGGGTGATCCAGTATGGCCAGAGTTCTGGGACATCGAAGAGTTGGAAAGTGTCAAAGCATCTTTGAGTTTGCAAAAATGGAACTCGCAGTGGATGCAAAACCCAACCTCAGAAGAAGGCGCATTGTTAAAACGAGAGTGGTGGTGTGACTGGGAGAAAGAAGATCTACCTACACTGCAACACGTTATCCAATCTTACGATACAGCGTTTATGAAAAAAGAAACAGCAGACTATTCGGCCATTACCACATGGGGAGTTTTTACACTAAACGAGGACCAAGGACCACAGCTCATCTTAGTCGATGCGATAAAAGGCAGGTACGAGTTTCCTGAACTACGGCGCTTGGCTAAAGAACAATATGATTATTGGCAACCGGAGACGGTATTAGTCGAGGCCAAAGCATCAGGGCTACCGCTCACTTACGAACTTAGAAAGATGGGTATACCCGTTATTAACTTTACACCTAGCAAAGGAAATGATAAGCATACAAGAGTTAACTCAGTTGCACCTCTATTTGAAAGTGGATGCATATGGGCGCCCACTCACCTAGAGTTTGCACAAGAGGTGATTGAAGAGTGTGCAGCGTTTCCATACGGGGATCATGACGACCTGGTGGATAGCACAACTCAAGCTGTCATGCGGTTTAGGCAAGGTGGATTAATTAGTCACCCAGAAGATTATTACGACGAGCCAGTGGCTCAAACAAGGAGGACATATTACTAATGGGAGTTTTTGGAATTGCAAAAAAAGGATTAGGAAAAGCATTCGAAGCTTTTCAAAAAGGAAAAGGAAAATCTGGAGCGATAGAAATTAAAGGTGTAAAACCCACTACTAAAGTTACAAAAAAAAGACCGAAAGTGCAAAAAAGAGTAGAGCCACCAATGGCAAGAATGGAATATACGGTAGGACCTTTTCCTGGATATAAAGGTGCAGAAAAAACAATTCCAATAAAAGAACAAGTAATCGGGGAGAAGAGAAGTCTGAGGGAGAAGAGAAGAAAATAATGTTTAGAACAATTCTTGAATTATTAACAAAAGCTTTGGGTAGAAACCATCCAGTTGTTCAAAAAATGGCTAGATCCGTTGAACAAGGAGATCCTAAGGTAACAAGTATTCCAACACAAACAAAACTCCCTAATATAGCACTAAAAGATTTAGATATTGAAAGAGCAAATTCAGAACAAATTAAAACAGCCATAGAAGAGTTTGGTAAAATAGCAGACTTAGGTGAAGCAGGTTTTAAAAAACTACCTATAGAACAACAAGCCAATGTATTTAGAAACGCTACAAGATTTGAAAGAAAATTAAAACAAGATGAAGGTATTATGCGAACAGAAACTGCAAAAGTTTTTGACATGGGCACAAGAAGACAAGTTGATAAAGAGGGTCTTGGATCTTTGAATGGAACAAGATCTTTGAATGGAACAAGAGGTAAAACAACAAGATCTGATGAAGATACTTTAATGAGGCAAGTTGAAAATATGAAAGAAACATTTCGTAAGCTGAGGGACGAGCTGCAAGAGATGTCTAAAACAGAAACACCAAAAGTTTCAGATATCCTAGAAGATGTGGCTAAATCACAAGCTTCATTTGCTAGAATGCGAGACGAAGGGTTAGTCAGAGCAACAGCCAGAGAAATTATGGATAGAGATATTAAATCTGGAAAACTTAAAATACCAAAAGAAGAAATGGATGTTGTACTTGAGTATTCACCGGTCAATGATCCATTAGATGTTTGGAGAAAATATTATGGAGAAGGTGCATTAGAACAACTGGATTCAATGATTCCTGATTTTAATAAAATGAGAAGTGCATCAGAAGCTGCAGATGCTGCATCTAAAAAATTTACATTTACACCTAAAGCAGGAAGACCAAAAGAATCTTTTACAAATGAGGAGATAGAAAAAATTTTAAAAGATTCTGATCCTGATCCTGATCCAGAGTTGTTTGCAAAAGGTGGACTTGCCTACATGATGGGAGTGTAGCCCATGGAGCTAAACAAATTTAATCAATCTACAAAATATTTTACTAGATCAGAATCAGGACCTACGTTTGAAACAAGTAGTCTTAAAGAAGGTATTAAAGAAGTTATTACAAGAGCAGGAGGTGGAGCTCCTGTTAGTATTGGAATAGCACCTGGTGTTGAGCTTAACCCACTTGGAACCATTGAAGATCAAGATCCATCAATTCAAGGACAACTTGATGTTGGTGGTGGAAAGTTAGGATTTGGTGTTGGAAAAGATAAAAGTTTTATACAATTTAGAAAACAGTTTGATGAAGGTGGCGTCGTGGAGCGAGAAGGTTTTAAAAAAGGTGGTGTTGAAGGAGTAGATTTTTCTAGAACTCAAACTAAAAAATTTAAATTTCCTTTTACAAGTGGAGCTGGAACAATTTATTATCCAAAACCCATAGAAAGAAAAGCACAACAAACTCCTCAAGTAATTAAAAAATATAAAGCTATTAAAAATTATTTTGATAAAGCAATTAAAACAGAAAATTATAATTATCTTGTTAGTTCGATTAGAGGAAAAGGTAAATTACCAAATCAATATGCAACTGAAATTAACAAATTAAAATTTGGAACAGATGAATTTAATAAATTTGCAGAGAGAGTAGGTTTAGATAAAAATGCATTAAAAGATGTTTTGAATGAAAGACAAAATTTTATCGCAGGAAAAAAAACTGAATCAACTCGCCGAGGTATATTAGGTAAAGTAAAAAATCAAAAAATTATTATGGAGACTCTTCAAAAAAATCCGTCTGATTTAAAAACATTAGCTAAAAAAACAGGATTAACTCAAATACAAACAAAAGAGGAATTAAGAAAATTATTACAAAATATTTATGCACAACGTGTTCAAATTGGTAAAGGCAAATACGCTATAAAAGGAAACTGGTCAATTTTTTTACCAACGGATGAAACTAAATTAGATGAATTACAAAAAAATTTTTGGAACACAAAAGGCATTCCACAAATTAAAAAAGATACAATAGGAGATCTTTTTTATAGAGCATATGGTAAAGATACCTTAGCTGATAATGTAACACCAAATCCAACACGAAACCCAGCTAGATATAAAAAAGTTCTTCAAAAATTAAGAGAGTATAATAATATAAAAAACGCCATTGAAAAAAATACAGACATTAAACTAGATTTAGATCATCCACTTGATCGAACAGCTTTAAATTCAATTAACGCAACAGCTGATCAAATGGTTCGAGTAACACCAGTATCAAGATCAATAAATAGAGGTCTTAAAGAAAAACTACAACAAAAAATAAACCAGGTTAATAAAGATATAAAAACTGCAAAAGGAGCTAAACTTTTTGAACTTAATAACCAAAAAAAATCTTTAAATAATTTAGTAGATTATTTAGAATTAGAGTTTGGAAAAATTTCCCCTTCAGGAAAAATTAAAAGATTTGGCGTTGAACCTTTTGAAAAATTAAATTTAAAAAAAGAAATTATAGATAATTTATCTTTTCAAAATGTTTTAGCTGATAGAGTAAAACAACCTGAATTTAAAGAATTAGTAAAAAAAGCAGGTCTTGAGGGTTTTAGGTTTAATGTAGAAAAAATTGATATTGATAAACTTGAAAAAGCAATTGAAACTCATGCAAAAAAATTAGATCAACAAGGATTAGGATCTAGAATTTGTGGTAGATCTACAGGTGGCATAGGAGGGAACGATTGTGCTAATCTTGTAAAAAGAAACCCTGCAAAGTTTGCATTGAGAGCCCTTGCTGTTGGAACTGGAGTAGAGTTAGCTGCTGAAATCGCTTTCGCTCTTCCTAGTTTTGCAGAGGGTAAACCTTATAGTGTTTTATTAAATGAAAGTATACTCGGTCTTACTGGACTTGGCACATCTGAAGAGGAGTTTATAGCTAAATTAGGTGGGCCAAAATCTATAGAGGCTTTTCAATTTAAAAAATTAAAGCAAGAACAAGAAAAAGATAAGCAAACTTATTTTGCTCTACAAGCAGGATTAGAGGGTGAAGATGAGGCACAAGTACAAGCAGCGGTTAATTTTTATAAAAAAGAAAATATTTTAAAAAAACAAAGAGAGAAATTAATGGAAGATGCAGAGTTAGTTGCAGAACAACAAAAAAAAGGAAAATTAGCTTACCAAGACATTTTGCAAAAAACTAAAGAAGAACCAAGCAGAAAATTTGCACGACAGGCTCTAGATATTATAACGGACCCTTTTAGAAGGGAATTAGATTTACCCGTAATTAGTCCTGAAGGTCCTATTGGCACTGACTTATTACTTGAAAAAAATACAACACAAGATTTAAAAACTGGGTTGAGAAATTTACCCTCAGATATCGAGCAAGATGTTAGTGAGATGGGTATTATGGGAGAGGCATCCTTTGCATTAGGTGGACGAGTAGATTTTAAAGATGGTGGAATGGACCGACGAAGTTTTTTAAAATTAGTCGGGGGACTTGCTTCATTACCTGTTCTTGGTAAATTTTTTAAATTTGTGAAACCTGCAACAAAAAAAGTTTTAGAAAATGCACCAACAGGGACACCTGATTGGTTTGCGCCCCTTGTAGAAAAAATTGCAAAAGAGGGAATTGATGTTCCAGGTGTAAATGTTAAAACGGCAACAACAAGAGAAACGGTTAAAAAATTAGAAGTTCCTAGCCCAGATTCAGATGGTGTTTTAACTGATAGGTATTTTTTATATGAAAATCCAGATACGGGTGAGATCAGAATTGAAATTGATGCACCAGGTTTAGGTGCAAACGATGGTGAGTTTTCATTGTACTTTAGACCGGATCGAATAGACGGTATTACCGATGATGGAATTCCAATACGTAGTGATGGAGAGTTTTTTGTAACAGAAGACCGAGCGGTTGGAAGAATGACTGGGCCAGATGATTATGCAATAGAACTAGAACCCATTGATACAGACTTGGATGGCTCAGCAAGCAACTGGCATAGGGTTGAAGAATTTGCAACAGGTAAGACAAATAAAAAAGATCAAGCTAAACAATTAAAGAAAAAAGATTATGTTGAGAGAAACCCTAGTGAGGACGTTCTAAATCGACAAGGGGAATACGACCCACCAGAACCAGAGCTAGATTATGATTAAACGATCAACCACAATACTAGGAAAAAAATCAGGTCCGCCACCAGAAAAAGGCCCAGCTTCACAAGGGTTGAAGTTTACTAAAAAACCATATACAACCGAACGATTGGAGAAATTACATGGGAGAAATAGACAAAAGTTTGTCAACCACAAAGCAAGAAGTTAGCATCGAGCCACAAGAAATAGAACAAGCGATTGAAGCTGAACAACAGGCAGTAGAACAACAAGGTCCACCTGTTGATGTTCAAGAAAATGAAGATGGCAGTGTCGATATAAACTTCGATCCTGGTATTGCGTCTCAACCACAGTCAGAGGAGCACTTTGCAAATTTAGCAGAGTTGTTACCTGATAATGTGTTGGGAAGTTTATCATCCTATCTAATGGGCAGTTATCGTGATTATAAAATGTCTAGAAAAGAATGGGAGAAGTCTTACACAGATGGTTTAGACTTACTAGGATTTAAATATGATAATCGTACAGAACCTTTCAGAGGTGCGTCAGGTGCAACCCACCCTGTGTTAGCAGAAGCCGTGACCCAGTTTCAGGCTTTGGCGTACAAGGAATTATTACCATCTGAGGGTCCCGTTAGAACACAAGTCTTAGGGATCAGCACACCACAAAAACAACAACAAGCTCAACGTGTTAAAGATTACATGAATTATGAAATCATGAATAATATGACAGACTATGAGCCAGACTTTGATCAACTATTATTTTATTTACCTCTTGCAGGATCTGCATTTAAAAAAATTTATTACGATGAAGTAGAAGGTAAAGCTGTTTCTAAATTTGTGCCTGCAGATGATTTAGTTGTGCCTTACACTGCAACCTCTTTGACCGATGCAGAGTCCATTGTCCATGTTGTTCGTATGTCGGAAAATGATTTACGAAAACAACAAGTGAGTGGTTTTTACAGAGACATCGAACTTACACCAGGACCTATGAATGAGACAGAAGCAGAGAAAAAAGAAAGAGAACTTGCTGGTGAAAGAAAAACAAAAGAAGGTAATGTATTTACTTTATTAGAGTTTCACACAGAAATAGATCTTGATGGTTTTGAAGATGTAGACGTAGACAATACGCCTACAGGAATCAAACTTCCATACATAGTAACTATTGAAGAAGCGTCAGGACAAATATTATCTGTTAGAAGAAATTATGAAATAGGTGACAGACTTAGAAAACCCATACAATATTTTGTGCATTTTAAATTTTTACCAGGACTTGGTTTTTACGGTTTTGGTTTGATACACATGATCGGTGGTCTATCAAGAACAGCGACCGCTGCTTTACGACAACTATTAGATGCAGGGACATTATCTAATTTACCTGCAGGTTTTAAACAACGAGGCATCAGAATTAGAGATGATGCACAAGCGATACAACCAGGAGAATTTAGAGATGTAGATGCACCAGGTGGTAACATTAGAGATGCGTTTATGATGCTACCTTACAAAGAACCATCTGCAACTTTATTACAGTTAATGGGGGTCGTAGTTCAGGCAGGTCAACGCTTTGCTTCTATAGCGGACTTGCAAGTGGGCGAAGGGAATCAAGGAGCAGCTGTGGGTACGACCGTTGCGCTTCTAGAGAGAGGTAGTCGTGTGATGTCGGCTATACATAAAAGATTGTATGCATCTCTCAAAGTAGAATTTAATTTATTATCTAGAGTTTTCAAACTTTACCTACCACCCGAATACCCCTACGACGTGGTAGGTGGACAACGCTTCATCAAACAAGCTGACTTTGATGACAGAGTTGATGTTTTGCCAGTTGCAGATCCAAATATTTTTTCACAGACTCAGCGTATCTCCCTTGCTCAGTCGGAGCTGCAACTTGCAACTTCTAATCCTAATATTCATAATTTATATGAAGTTTACAGAAACATGTATGAAGCGCTTGGTGTAAAAAATGTGGATTCAATTTTAAAAAGAGAAGCACCACCTGCACCAAAAGATCCAGCGTTGGAACAAATCGATGCAATGGCAGGAAAACCTTTTCAAGCGTTTCCAGGACAAGACCATAGAGCTCACATTACTTCGCATTTAAATTACATGGCAACTAACATGGCAAGAAATGCACCACTAATTATGGCAGCTTTACAAAAAAATATTTTAGAACGTATTTCTCTAATGGCACTAGAGCAAGTTGAAATGGAATTTAGAAATGAAATACAACAACTTTCAATGATGACACAAAATCAACAAGCAATGGCAAATCCTGAAATGCAAATGCAAGCAAGAATGTTATCAGAAAAAATAGAATCTAGAAAAGCAGTGTTGATTGCAGAGATGATGGAAGAATTTAAAAACGAAGAGAAGAAAATTACTTCACAATTTGACAATGATCCTGTTGCTAAACTAAGATCTAGAGAATTAGACCTACGTGCACAAGAAAATGAGAGAAAACGTATGGAAGGTGAAGAAAGATTGAATCTTGATAAGATGAAAGCTATGTTAAATGATCAAAATCAAGATCAAAAACGTGAACAAAACGAAGAATTAGCAAAATTAAGAGCTAATACGTCGATTGAAAAAACTATTTTAAGTAAAACCATACCATCTGGTGATAAAATGGCTAGAAACATAGCAATTATTAGAGGAAAAAATGAAACAGACTAAAAAACAAGACAAAAAAATAGCAAAAACCATAAGAAAATTTAAAAAAGGTAAATTAACGATTGGAAAATCTGATAAAAAGGTTAAAAATCGTAAACAAGCAATAGCTATCGCTCTAAATAGAGCAGGTATTAAGCAGAAAGGTAAGGCATAACATGGCATGGTTTGGTTTCGCCAAGATGGCAATACAAACAGGGTCTAAAATTTATCAAAATAGACAAAGAACTAAGATAGCCATGTCTGATGCTCAACTTCTACACGCTGAGCGTATGGCCCGCGGAGAAGAGGCTTACCAGGGTAAATTATTAGAGGCTAGACAAAATGATTGGAAAGACGAATTTGTCTTGATCCTATTGTCAATCCCGATTATATTACTTGCATGGGCTGTGATTAGTGATGATCCAGCTGCAATGCAGAAGGTAGAACTGTTTTTTGAATATTTTTCTAACCTTCCAAAATGGTTTACGAATTTATGGATCCTTGTCGTAGCCAGTATTTTTGGTATAAAGGGTACACAAATATTTAAAAACGGAGGTAAAAAATAATGGCAAATCCTAGATATAATACACAGGTTGCAAACAGACGTGGCGCTATGAATGGCGGACGTATGAAAAAAATGGGTGGTGGAATGATGATGAAACGACCTATGATGCAAAAAGGTGGAGACACAAAGAAAAAAATCATGAAAGGTGCAGGTAAAATTGCAAGAATGACACCGGTTGGTGGTGTTGCAGCTGCAGCTAAAGCAGTAACTAAAAAAATAAAAGAAAAAAGAATGAAAAAAATGGGTGGTGGAATGATGAAACGACCTATGATGAAAGAAGGTGGCAAACTTAAAATGGTTATGAAAGGTGGAAAGAAAGTTCCATTTTTTGCAGCTGATGGAAAAGGTGCCAAAGATCTTGGAAAAGCTACTGGTATGAAAAAAGGTGGCATGGCTAAATTAAATCCAGGTCTTAGAAAATTTTTAATGAAAAAGAAAAAAGGTAAAGCGTAATGTTAGAAAAAATTAGATCAGTTATAAAAAACGTTTTGTGTAAAATTCTTTGCATTAAACAATGCATGTGCAAAAGGAAAAAAGATGACTAAACTTTGTCCTAGAGGTAAAGCCGCAGCAAAAAGAAAATTTAAGGTGTACCCAAGCGCCTATGCAAATGCCTACGCATCAAAAATTTGTGCAGGTAAAATTAAAGATCCATCGGGTGTAAAGAGAAAAGATTTTAGAGGACGTAAGCCATCTGCAATGGGTGGTAGAGTTTACAAAGCTGGTGGTGGAGTAGCAGAGGCTGCTGAAAGATTAAGAAGACAAGGTAAAAAAAATGGAGGCATGATAGAGAAAGGTTTTACTAAAGATCAAGTAAAAAAAATAAAAGACTTAGAAGACATGGTAAAAAACAAAAGAGTTTCTATGGAAAAAAGTATGCAAAGAATCTCTAAAGAACCTAAAACACCTACAGAACGAAACTTATTTTTAAAAAAGCTAAGAAAAATGCCAAAACAATTTACAGGATTTGAAAAAGACTCAGACCGAGAAAAAAGAAGATTAAGAAATAAAATATTAGAGTCTAGACAAGGTAAAATGGGTGGAGGCATGGCTCAACTTTCAGGTTTTGGAAAAGCTAGAAGAAGATAATGAAAAAGAAAAAACAAAAAAGAATCATAGCAAAAGGTTGTGGTAAAGTTTTAAATAACAGGAGAAAGAAAACTTTAAAAGTAAAGGCGGCCTAATATGGCTAAAAAAGGTCTAGACGATTGGTTCAAACAAAAATGGGTCGACATAGGATCTAAAAGAAAAGATGGGTCTTTTGCTAAGTGTGGAAGATCAAAACAAAAGAAAGATGCGAAAAGAAAATATCCAAAATGTGTCCCGCTTGCAAAAGCAAGAGCGATGTCGGAGAGTCAAAGACGCTCAGCCGTTGCTAGAAAAAGAGCAGCTTCTAACGTGGGACCAAAGCCTACCAACGTCCGCACTTTTGCTAAAAGGACTAAAAAAGCTGCTGGTGGTGTTACTGAGCCTTATCGTGGTCGTTACATTCGTGGA